ACATCTGATTGAGTTTGAATCTCTGCAAAGTCAGCAAGAGCTTCATAACTTGTAGATAATAGTTTTACTATGTCATCACCTATTGTTGCTGGTAGTCTTGATCTTAATTCATCATAAGACATAGGAACTTGTCTTGCTTCTTGTTCCATAGCCATAGTAGGATCTTGAATTGCACCACCTTCTGCTTTAGGTGTTCTTTTTCCAATCGGTGATCCAGCAATAGATGGTCCTAAAATTTGATAATATTCTGCTGTGTATTTTACTAAAGCTTCTTGATATTCTGCACTATCCGTACTTATTCCATCATTTGCTGCTTTTTGTTCAGCATATTTTCTTGCCGCTAATGCATTGTCTTCTTCAGTTGCTAATCTTAATATATCAGAAGCATCACCACCTTTAATAATATAGAAGTCATAATCTCTTGCACGATCTGCTTCTATCTTTGCTCTTTCTTCTGGTGTTTTAGCTTTTGAAAGTTTTACATCGTAGTAAGCATCGAACGCTAATCTTCTTTTTTCAAAATCACCTTGAGATTTTATTTTTGCAACTTCAAGACCTGTTTCTAATTCTGCTATATCTCTTACTCTTCCTTCTCTTCTTTCCGCAGCTTTGGCTCTTCTAAGATCTATACTATCACCAAGACTTACACCTAAATTTGCTAAAGGTTTTGCAGCCGCGGTCAACGCTCCACGTATACCGCCACCTTCACCAGGTGCACCTAAGATTTGCATACCTGACGCTGCTATTCTTAGATAATCGCCGACAGATAATTTTGCTGGATCTACAGCTGGAACTTGTTTTTCAGCATCAGAATATATTTCTGTTGCACTTCTAAAACCAGCATAACCACCAGGGCCATCAACCATACCTCTTTTTGGTGTATCTAATCCTGATGTAATACCTGTTCCTCTGCTGTCCACAGGACCACCACCTCTAAACATTGGTCTTCTTAATATATTACTCATTAAAATAATCCTTTAACAGCTCCTGCTAAACCTACACCACCTAAACCTAATCCTAATAATTGTTGTGCAGAGCTAGGAGGTGCTGACGTTTGTATTTGTGTTGCAGCAGGGAAACCACCTATCACAGACGATAATTGTGGTCCTATTAATCCTAATCTTGTGTAATCAGCAAATTCAGCTTCTCTTGCAGCTTGTTGATCTGCTGTTAGTTGAGCTTGTTCTAAACCTCTTTGTTGTGCACCTAATTGTGATTGATAAGCACCTAAACCTTGTTGTGCTTGTAAACCAGCAATCGCTTGTTGTTGTGCTTGTTGAAATCCTTGTTGTCTAATTTGTGCTTCTGCTAATGCTCTTTGTATATCACCAGCTGCTTGGTATTCACCAATCATGCCAGCTTCTCTACCACCACCAAATGCACCAGCTTGCGCTGCTCTTTGTCTTAATGATGCTAAACCTTTTTGTTGTTCTCTATCTAATGCAGCTGTTGTTGCATCGATAACTTCTTGTTGATACGGAGACATGTAAGCTTTGTATGCTTCTGGACCTGCTTGAAAACCTGCAGCAGCTTGTTGTGCTTGCGTTTCTAAAGCAGACATTGGGGCAACAAATTGTCTACCTGTAAATTGACCTGTATCTATTTGATCTTTTAATAATCTTAAACCTTCATTTGTAATACCAAGACCAGCTGCTTCTACAAATGGTTCTCGTAGCTGTCGTGTAACTGTTTCTGCCATTATGCCATCGCCTCTAGTTTATCCATTGTTTGATACATTCTTCTTGCACCTTCATTTATATCACCGTTACCTGCACCACGTACAGCATCAGCGGTCATTACAAATTCATTTTTAGAAAGTCTAGCAGGCACATCATCTGCTTTTTCTTTCTTACCTATCGGTACAAATCCTCCACCTCTTAAATCCATCTCTTTACCACCAAGATTCATTAGTCCACCCTCAGCTGCACTATCTCTTGGTCCATATTTTTGTTTGTACATATAATCTTCATACTCTTCCATCATATCATCCATACTTTTTTTTCTTTTAAATTTTTCTTTTTCTTTAAAATATTCTTCTGGACTCATGATATCACCACCCTCTGCCATTTGTAATGGTCTGATTGGCATTGGTTTTTGTTTTGGTGCTAAACTCATTAATCCTCTTGATCCTATATCTATATACTCTGATAAGTCATCTTCGTCTTCTTCTTCTCCTTCTTTTCTTTTTTTCTTTGTTGCTTTAGATGCCATATCTAAAATATCATCCATAGTATAACTTATACCACCACCTTTGTATCCATATCTATCTAACATACTATCTACATAATCTTCATCATATCCAATATTTAGATATATATTTCTAATAGATGCTCTTCTTTGTGCTTTATCTCTTATACCTTGTTCTTGTAATTGTCTATTGTATGCATCAATTTCGTCTTGTTGTATTTCTGCAAGTTGACTACCAACATCCACTGCTGTTTGTGCACCAATTGTTGTTAATGGACCAGCGCCTTCAACTGCTCCTCTTATAGCTTGTAAACCTTTTTGTGTTTTTGTCATAGCTGGAGCTGCATTACCAGCTTTTATAGCTGCTAATCTTTCAGGTGTATCTATAAATTTTCCTGTGCCCTGACTAATCAAATCTGGAGTTGCTGCAAGTGCAGCTGTAATACCAATATCTTTTAAATCTGCTTCATCGTCTGTAGCAAATCTTGTACCACCTGCAATAATAGCTTTTGATAAAGCTGGGTTTAAACTACCTAAACCAACAGCTCCTGGAGGTAAAAAACCTGCAGCTACATAAGGTGCAAAAGGTCTAATTTCCTTTGGTATTATTTTTTTAATTGCTTTACGTGCTTTTCTAAATACTTTTTTAAATGGCATAATTTAATCCTATTTTAATGAAAGCAAGGGGCTAGCTTGTAAGAAGCCTAATCTGACTAATTTACAAGGTTTTTTGCCTCTCGTCAATCACCTATATTACTGGCCGCTCCTAAAGGTATTTGTTCTACAGTTACTTTAACATCTCTTTTGATGTGTTCAGATTTAGTAGAAGTATTAGGATTTTGTACATCCTGCATTGCTTCAGCATCAGAATTGTACTCCTGACCAGTTACCGTATTTGTTAAAGTTACCTCTGTTTTAGGTGTAATAACTGGCACTCTTTTACCATCTATTATCTCATACCTTACAGAAGCTTCTGTTTCTACAAACGACATTATCTATCCTCCCTACTTAGTTCTAATATTGATGCTACAACATGTAGTCTACCTGCTGTTGTGGCTGTTACTTTTAGTATTTCACTTTCTTGTAAAATCAACGGTTCACTTAATAATTGTTCAGTAGCGTTAGTTCCAACACTTTTACTTTTAAATAAACTAAATACATTTGAAGACGCGTCAGTCACAGTTACAGTAATACTATCACCGCTTCCTGAATCATCACTAACTAATATAGACTTTACAATTGCTCTTGAGTCTGATGGTACAGTGTATAAAGTTGTAACGTCTGTTGTTGTTAAATCTACTTTTGCGTTTCTATATATATTTGCCATTAGCCTAATCCTAACCAAGTAAATCGTTCTTGGTCCTCTTTAAGTTGTCTTAAAAACGTAGAATTCAATTGTTCTACCACAGAAGTAAACGCTTGGTTAATTTGTCTTTGGTTATCTTCTGTATATTCTTTTTTTGGTTCTGGTAATCTTACTACTATTTTTGCCATAATTAATAAGGTCTTCCTCCAGCTCCTCCTTTTGCTGATCCCATTGATTGTGGACCACCTGGAGCAGTAGGATCTGAACCTGAACCTCCCCCTCCTCCTACTGTTGAAAGTCTTGCAGTTAATCTTCTTTTTTCTTCAAGATCTCTTTGTCTTTCTTTTTCTCTTATCGCATCTGCTGCATCTTGAAAAAATCTTTGTCTCTCTTTTCCAGATTTAGTTCTAAATTGCATTTCTGCTAATTGTCTTGCTTTGTCTTTAACAAACTTATCGTAATTACCACGAGCTGATACAATGTTATATCCATATCTATCTTTGGTAGGGTCTTCCTCTGTACCAAACATATCTATATTAAACACATCATTAGCATTTAATCCTGCAATACCTCTTGTAGATAAGTTTCCTCTAGAACCAAAAGTATCAATTATACTACTTAAAATACCACCACCTTTTACAAAATCTCCAACTTTACCACGGATAGATCCTAGTCCTCCTTTTAATCTGTCCATCATTCCAAGTGGTGCTGGAGACTTATCAAATTTTCTTGTTAACTCAGGATTCATTACACCCATTTCTATAGATTGTCTTTCTCTTTCAGTTGGTTCAGGAGCGTATGCTGGTGCAAAAAAGAAATTTTCAACTGCACCTTTTACTCCTCCTTGATTTATAAAATCTAATATGGGATTACCAGTGCTTCCTGTATCTCTATCAGGAGTAAAATCATATGTTGTATCTCCAAATCTATATCCTCCTGGTGCATTAGGATCTTTTTCAAAAGATACTCTTCCTACACTACCAGCGTTTGCAAAACCAATAGGATCTTTTAAAGCTAAATCAAATAATCCACCAGTAAAACGACCTCCTTCAGTAGCTACCGGTAAACCAAAAGCTTCATACCCTAAACTTCCTTTATCTAATTCTGTTTCTTTTGCTCTCTGTATAAGTTGATTTTGCATGGTGTCTGATATGTATGGTTGCGAGGGACCAAGCACTAAACTTTTAGTAAAATTATAAGCTGGTATTCCTAATTGTGTATAATTTAATATGCTCATTATCTTCTACCGTCCGGTTTTAGATCAGCTTGAAACGTACCAAATCTCCACGATTCACCAGATCCTGTGTTTTCTATCTTTATATTTGCATATCGTCCTCTGGCTCTTGTGTCAACTTTTGTTGTAGCTGATGTAAGAGTAAAAGGGCTTAATGTTGATGTTGTTGCTGTATCAGCAGGATAAGCTGATACTGAAATAGTCACTTGGTTATTACCAGTTAAAACTTTGAAATCAGGTATAAATCTTCTCATAGATAAAAAGTATTCGCCAAGTCCTTGATCTGTTTGTAAAGCAAAATCATAAGACTGTGCAAAAGAAGTTAGGGCTGTTGTACTACCATCAGGATTAATTTGATCAGTCCCTATTTCGTGTTCAAATAAAACACTTTGACCTAATCCACTTTCACCCACAACAGCAGGGAACGTTCCTGAACTAGAACTATTATAAGCTGAAGCATATGGTCTTGGATAGACTAAAGAATCAATCCATGTTGTTCTGATAGAATTAGAATTAGTGTTTGTATACCAGTTTCCTACTTCACCTGCTGGCGCTGCTGCACCATAGTTATAAACAACAGATCTATTATTAAATGTAGATCCTGATGTAGGATACCACCATGTTACTTCTGTAAATAGATTATTAATACCAGCTACTATTTGTTGACCTTTTGTTGTATCGATATCATCATAAACAAAATCTTCTACAGAACAAGGTAATGAGTTAACTGTACCATCAAAAGCAAAGAAACCATTATTTGACATCCAG